TCGAAAATTATAGCTGGCGCTACTGGCAGGGCTTTTCCAACCATGTGGTGACCCGCAGCCGGGAGTTAGGAAGGGTAGAAGGATATGTGCGAGGCGGAATTAAATATCTGGAAATCCGTTCTGTATTAGACCGGCGAACAACACCTCTTTGCCGGGAAATGCATGGAAGAATCATCCCCGTTCAGGATGCGGTAGAATTACGGAATGCCATTATCAACGCAAAGTCTCCAGAAGAAGTTAAGAAAATTGCACCCTGGCGAAAATTAGAAGAGATCTCCGGAAAACCAACCTCTAAACTTCCCAAGGGTATGGCTTTGCCACCATATCATTTTAATTGCCGGACACGGACTATAATGGTTAAAAAGGCACCTTCTATAAAGGATATCGATTTTAATAAAAAAGGAGCCGTCAGGGAGCTGCGAGAAAGCCTGCGGCAGATTATTAATAACCGGGAGCAGATTTCCGGAAAAGAATTGAAGAAATTAATTGAAAGAGCTATGGGTGCCGGCTGGAAGGACATGAAGGGGCACTTCTATAAACACAGAAATGAAAAATATACCGGCTGGAAAAGTATAACGGAAATGAATCAGATGGTCTCCGATTTGATCCGTAAAGGCGGGCGCGATATTTACCTGCAGATATATGAAGATAAATATCCACGCATTATTTTCCACGGACAAAATGTAATGTTAGCAGTTGATCCGATAGATAAAACCATATTAACAATGTTTTCTGTTAAAGATATTACGAAACAATTGCAACGCAGGAATAGTAAATTTATATTACAGAAGAAAGGTAAAAAGATAAATAAATGGTTTATGATGGCAAAGAACGATAAAGAAGTGTTCGAACTGGCGTATGATGCATGGGTTAAGCATGTGCAGGATCTATTAGATGAAAGCGACCCATACTGGCAGGACCGTTTATTGATTGCTCGTACTGAAATAGAAGATTATTTAGAGGCGCATCCGGAAGCAGTAAGCGAAGACCAGCGAAAAGCCATAGAAAAAGCAGATCGGTGGCTCCTGGACCATGCCGATGAGAAAGCTATTAAGAAAGTTATCCAGGGGATTCCTGATAAACCTTCCATGAAATACTGGTGGGAAGACATAGAAACGCTCCGGAAGAAGCGCGAAGCGCTTCAGGAAAGTGTTGCGAAGGTGTTGTAAGCGCTCCAGAATCGACGTTCCTGGTCAGGATATCTATTTGTATCCTGATCATAAAACCCTACCTTTAAATTCAATCCCGCAAAATTTTCACGTTTATTCCCTTCCTTATTCATAATAATATCCCTTCGGATGAATAAAGGGAGAAATCCATTGCCGGAGAAGAAGGCAAAACGGCTGTTAAAAGACGTGGAAATTCTTTTTATCAGCCTGGTGGATCAGGCAGCTAATAAACGCACAATTGTCTGGAAATCTAAGAACGAACATTCCCCCACCCTGGAACGAGAGATCCCGATTATTAAAGTTGATGAAGAAAAGCATATTGTATATGGTATTGTTTATGCGCCGGAAGATGTGGATACCCAGGGCGATATGATGACGGCGGATGAGATAGAGAAGATGGCTTATCGTTTTATGAAGGCACGGCGCACAACCAATGTAGATGAGCAGCATGATTATGATCCGGATGAAGGCTATGTGGCGGAGAGCTGGCTTATCCGGGCAGGCGATCCGCTCTTCCCGAATGAGAAAGAAGGCGCCTGGGCTGTAGGTATTAAGGTAGAAAATGAAGAAACCTGGGAAAAAGTAAAGAAGGGCGAAATTACCGGTTTAAGTATGGGTGGCTATGGAAAGGCAATTGAATTAGAAGATGATACCGGAGTTGAAAAATCGGTAGTTCCCTATAAAGCATATCCCGTGGTGGAAGGCAAGTGGGATAAAAATGCAGCTATAAAACGCCTGCGCGCCTGGGCAAGCAGCGATGGCAGTGGGGATAAAGATACCATTGATTGGAAAAAATACCGCCAGGGTTTTGCCTGGTATGATAAAAATGATCCGGAAAATTTTACCAGCTATAAACTACCGCATCACGATGTTGAAGACGGAAAACTGGTAACGGTTCGCAATGGTGTATTCTCGGCTGCTGGCGCACTGGAAGGTGCACGTGGTGGGGTCGATATTCCGGAAGAAGATATGCCCGGCGTGCGATCTCATATTGCAAAACATTATCACCAAATGGATTTAAAGGCGCCATGGGAAACGGAAAAAAGCGGCATCTGGGATAAAATGAGAAAAACGTTAACGAAAATATTCCTGGGGGATAATATGATCCGGAAAGATTTTAACGAAGAATTTAAACGAAACAGTATTAATCAGGCGATCTGGGCACTGCAGGACGCACTAAATAAAATTCTGCAGGACGAATCCGTAGACGATAAAACTACCGCCATGAAAGCAAGTGTCAATCAATTTTTGGATTTTTTAGATAACCTTGAGAAAGGAGATATAACCATGAAAGAAGACAAGACCCAGAATGGGCAAACGGCAAATGCTGCTGGCGAAGATGTGCAGAAAAATCAGCAACAGGGCGCAGAAACCACCCAGGCGCAGGAGAACGGGCAGCCGCAGGAATTGTTGCAAAAGCTGAATGATGTCCTGGAAAAAATTTCCGGTCTGGAAAATCGTCTTGCCGAGCTGGAAAAGGCACATCCGGGACGCCAGAGCGAAGAAGGTCGCGACGAGGACGTGGAAAAGAACGAAAAGGGATACAAAGGACTGCGCATCATTTAGTGCCAGAAAATTGTTGAAAACCAATAATCGAAATTTAATAAAGGAGATTGCCGATGTTGAGCAATGAAGAACTTTTGCAGATATTAAAAGCCCAGATTACTACCGGGCTGGGGGGACTGGCGAGTCCGCAGGATACGGAAGAGTTTATTGACCTCTCCGTTGAACAGACGCAGGTGCTGAAAGCCATCCGGATAGAGACCGGCATCAAGACCAGCATGAATCTGGATGCCCTGGATCTGGGCCAGCCGGCGATGGTTGCCGCCAGCGAAGGCACGGCTCCGGCAGATACCGATGTAGTAACCCCTACCCATACCCGCAAAACTCTGCAGCCGGTAGCAGTAATTGCTGCCTATGATGTTACTTTCGATTACATCAAAAAGAACATCGAAGGCGAACGAATTAACGACTCCCTGAACCGCATTTTCGCGAAGCGCTGGGGCAAGGATACCGTCCAGCTCATTTTTATGGGCGATACCGCTACTGTCGGTACTACACGGCAGGATAAATTGTTAAAGATTCTGGACGGGTTTGTGAAACAAGCGCTGAATGATGTCAACGTGAATGATTACACCATTCCTGCTTCTCCGGTGTATAAAGACCAGGTTTTCCCGGGAATGCTGCAGCTTTTACCCAAGGATTACAAAGATCAGCGGGATGAGCTGGCATATTTTGTAAGTGCCAATGTGTATGATGCTTATGCAGACGAAATCGGATCCCGCGCCACCGCCCTGGGCGATATGGTGCTGTTAGGCAAGTATGGCGAAGCGCTTACTTACAAAGGTATCCAGTTAATCCCGGTCTATGGGCTTGCGGATAACAACATCATCTTAACCCTGAAGCGAAACCTGGTAGTGGGTTTTGGCTGGGAAATGGAGATCGGTCGGGATGTGGATAACCGGGCTCGCCTGTTGAAAGTAACGCTTACCGGTAGCATCGACTGCAAATATGTCGTCAGCGAAGCCGTAGTGCTCGGCTCTTAATTTTTACTACTAATCCAAATAATAACAAATGGCGGTCTTTCGATGGGCCGCCTTTCTGAAAAAATAAGGAGGCAACCAATGGCAGACGATAAGCCGAAGGAAAAAAAGGAAAAAATGTTTGTCCTGGTGGGTAAAAATGCCGTTTCTGTGAATGAGAAAATCTACCGACGCGGAGACGAGATTCCGGAATCGGAATATGCCGAACTGCCAAAACGTGTACAGGCATTCTTTGAGCCGGAAGGTAAAAAGAAGGCGAAGAAGTAACAAATGGGGTTGGCAAATCCTAAAACGGTATTGGAACATACCGGATTCCCACAAGAGTTAGTGGAAAAGTTGTATCCCCACATCAAAAAAGCAGAACGCCGGCTACGGAGTCTTATCGGGGATAATATGTATGAGGATTTAAAAACTCGCCAGCCGGCAGACCCCGACAGACAGCGAGCGGTTCATGCCGAATCGCTCCTGTCTGTTTATTTTGCCTTTCCTTTCTGGAATTTACGTCCCACAACCCGTGGCGGCTTTGTATTAGCAACAGGAGTGGATCAGAGCCGCAACGAGTTGATGGGAAAGCGACAAATGGAGCAATACCGCAAGAGTATTTATCAACAGGCGTTGGAGCTAATAGACGATCTGATTGTCCAGGATGAAGACGGAGAAGACCTGGAAGGACCTATTAATTTTATTTCTGTATAGAGGATGATAATATGAAAATGGAAGGTCCGCATTTAGAGAATATTTCGGAAGCGATTATGCGGGAAGTGGAGCAGGAGTTGTGGGCAATTGGCTCGGAAATAGAAGCACTGGCAGTAAAATATTTAGATGAACATAATGTGAATTATAATGCCGATCTGCGTAATAGCATTACCAGTGAAGTGCAGAGAAAGCTGGCAGAAATTGAGTTAAAAGTAGGGCCAAATGTAGAATATGCTATTTATGTCCATGAAGGCACCCGACCGCACTGGCCACCGGTAAAACCGATTCGCAAATGGGTGATTAAAAAATTAGGAATAAAGGGCAAAGAGGTAGATTCGGTTACATTTTTAGTTCGGCGTAAGATTGGCAGGTCTGGTACGGAACCGCGTCCGTTTATGTTGGGAGCACTGAAGGTATATGAAAAACAGATTGCCAGACGCATTGCCAATGCGGTTGCCAGAGGGCTGAAAAGAGGAGTGCAGAAATAATGCAATTTGCCGTAGATGAGATTCTGGATGCTGCCAGGCAGAGTGGTCAATTTAAATTTGTTAAAGATGAAGTTTTTGATGAGAACGAAAAATATCCGGCACTGGTTGTTGTTGAACGTAAGCGAGAATTAAAAGAAGTCGTAAGCACGGCACAGGTTTATTTTAGTGGCTGGAGATATCTGGTTGTTATTCTAATAGAGAAAAAGGAAGGATATAAAAAACTGGAAAAAATAGTCGGAGATTTTTTGATAAAACTTTTTTCTAAAAATAGTGGTGGTTCGGTGTTTTTTTCTCTGGTCTCTGAAAAACAATATGAATCCTATATATCCGAATACAATACGCTTGTGGCCGAGCTGGTTATAGAAGCAACCGTAAAGAGTGCATATATCTAATAAAGGAAAAACTATGCGGGAGATTCGCAAAATCATTATCCATAATACAGATAGCGATTTTGGTGATATCGAGACAATTGACAGCTGGCATAAACAACGTGGTTGGCGCGGGATTGGTTATCATTTTGTAATTGGTAATGCTTACCCTAAATACAGCAATTTAAAAAATCGTATTCCTGTTTTAGAACATGATGGGGTTGTGTTGGAAGGTAGAGATATAGAGCAAATTGGAGCGCATACAAAAGGTCATAATTACGATAGTATTGGAATTGCTTTGGTTGGTACCAATACTTTTAGTAAAGCACAAATTTACAGTCTGATACAATTAATTAAACTTTTATTGATACAATTTAATTTATCTATAAAAGATGTTTACGCACATTACGAATTCAACCCATATAAAAGTTGCCCGAATATCAATATGGATACTTTTCGCAATAAAATATTCTATGATAAATAGCAGGATAAATTATGTTTAATAAAGTATTAGATATTGCTGACAAAGTATTTGACAGGCTCATTCCGGATAAAAACGTTCAGGCAAAAATTAAGCGAGAATTTCGTTATAAATTTCTGGAATTAGCCATACAGGACGAAGAGTCTCTGCGTAAGTTTATCCTGGAATATGAGGGTCGTGCTTCCGAGGTTCCCAAAGCCATTTTGTGGATGCGAAGCTTGATCCGACCGGTGTTTACCTGGATATTTGGGATTTTAGGGGCTTTCTGGATTGTAGGATATGCACTGGGGAAATTGCCAAAACCACCAGAAGCTTTGATTATTTGGAATGGCATAACATTGGGATTCTGGTTTGGCACTCGACCATCGGAGAAAAAAAATAATATGATTTAATCTGCCAGAATAGAAGGATAATGTAAATATGAGTGCAATACTGGGCATATTTGGATCACCAATTACCGAGATTGAACTATTCGATTTACAAAATGGTGCCTATACAATCGACATTTTGGAATCGGCTACATATAGTGCCGAGCCACTGGAAATTGAATTAGGGGATGGAAATAAAGTTAGAAAAGGATATTTGATTAAATTGGAATTTTCGATCCAGGTATCAGACAGCGCCATTCTGGATGAATTAAAAAAGCGTCTTTCTGTAAAACAGACTATCCAGGCAAAAAGTTTGGACAGTAAAGTTACAATCGATGATGTATTTATTCAGTTGAATATTAAGCGTGGCTTTTCTTCTGGTAATCCACACATTATCCAGGTATTGGCTCAAAAAATAGAGGAAGAATAGTATGATTAATGAGCGCCTTCCCGACAAAGATGGTCGCCTTAACGACGTCGTCCGGATCCCCAAATTCAACTGGGATCCCACCAACGGCTTTAACTCCACCCAGGTGCATCCGGCGTTTATCGTAAATGGCAAAGAGGTCGATGCAATATTTATAGGGCAATACCAGGCGATACTAATTGACCCTGCAACGGAAAGTATCCTGGGGGATACCAACCCGTCTGATTCTCAAAATCCGTATGTCGCCGGAAGCACGCATTCATATATTGCGCAAAGCAAGGCCTATCAGGATCC